GCCCAGCTGGCGGTTGTAGTCCACGATCCAGTTGATGAAGCTGGCCTTGCTGACTCCATCACCATAGACTTCGATGCCATTGGCATCCAAACGATAGCGATCATCATAGAGGTATTGGTCAAATTCGGTGTTGAATCTGTAACGGTCTCGATCTGCGAAAAGGCTGTAGAACTTGGCCGGTCTGGTGATGGCCAACACCTTCATCACAGAGAACGGATAAGCACTGCTGTTCCACCAAGAAGCTTCCACAGGTCCACCGTCGCCGGCCACCCAGCTGCGCTGCCAGGCTGTGTCGTCGTAGTTGCCGACCACAGCATCGAACGGACTCAACAGTTGGCCTTCACTGTCCACGGGTATGACCTGAGACAGTCCCGGTCTAGCATATTGGGGAAGGATGTAGCTGCCGGCAGGATCGGCCACGCGACCAGCTTCGAGATCGTCCCATAACACTAGGTTGTCGCTGGTGTAAGGTGCTGGACCATACACAGTGGTCCACCAGCTAGGTTCTATGGCAAAACCCAGCATTTCCCAAGGCGTGGCTTCGGGCTGCTGCGTATCATAGAAATAGCGGTAAATGCCACGCCAGGCTCCCAAGAGATTGGCATTGTCAAGACGATTTTGAGCGCTGCTGTAGTTGTAGGAAAATTCGTTGTTGGCCTGATAGTTTTGCTCCGTGTAGTTGAGCTTGTTCCAGCCCACCCAGCTGAGGAGATCGGCAGCAAATATGGAGTTGATCTCTTCGAATTCAAAGCCAGTGGTTCGGAATTGACCAGGCAAGACGTCAGTGATAGTAAGGGGTGGTGGATTGCCATCCAACTTGAGATTGCTGTAGACCCGGGTTTCGAATTCCAGTAACACCTCATCGCGCACATCACCAAACAAGGGAGTCTGGCTGCCGTCATGGCCAATGATCACGGATACAGTGCCCGAAGTGGCCTGCAGCACCGCAAGTTCAGGACGATAGGCTGGATACAATCCCAGCTTGGTAGGCGTGTTGGGCACAAAGCTGCCATACGTGGCCGAAAACTCCTGCAGCGTGATAGTATCGCCGATGGACAACGGTGTCAGTACTGTGATCCTGGGGCCATCAGTGGCAACGATGTAGTCATAGCCGCGAGTGAGCAGCTGGTTGTTGCGGTAAACCAAGAGACCCAGATAGTTGGCCGAAGTGTAGTCATAGACCTGAACAGTGTCAAACACATTGGTGGTTATCAGGCTCACAGTGTATACGGTCTGGGTGTACACCGACCCTGCAGGCAGCATGTCACTCCAGTAGAAAGGATTGGTCTCTACACGTCCTGCAGTGAGATTGGCCAAGGCTTGATCCAGCAGTTGGCCGCTGGTTTGATTCTGGATATCGAGTCGGGTGACTTCTTCCATGAGCAGATTCTTGAACTTGACATATTCCCGACTGTTGTACTGCAAGGCACCAAAAATGTTGAATTCAGTGCTGCGATTGAAATAACCGGCCAAGGTCAATGGTGCGCTCTGCTGCAGGATGATCTGTCCGTAGATGCCAATATCGCCGAGATCGCGGGTGTTGTTGGCACCATTGATGGTACCAGTGAGACTGACTAGATTTTCACAGATGCTTTCGTAATGTGTGCGTATGGTTCCCAGCGTGAAACTGTCGGAGTTGGTGTTGAGTGGGTTTTTTTCGAGATTTATGGGCACCTGGAAAAATGCCACACGGCTGGTCTGTGTGCTCAGGGCCAACACTTCTATCACATCTCCGGGCACATAAAAATCCTCGACGAGAGTGATGGTAGTGGTGTTGGTACCTGTTTCTACGACGTAGGTGCCAGGATCCTGGAACTGGCTGCCCACATAGACCTGTACTGCAGGAAGACCGCCCTGCGACTGGGCAGCAATGTCCAACCTCAAGGGTTCACCGGTGTACACAAACTGGAATTGCTGGCGTATCTTGGTATCAGTGACTGCGGTATTCCAGCCGATCTGGCGCTGGAAAGTGGTACGATCGGCATATTCACGCACGAATCCCGAGCTGATGGCTACTTCTTCACTGACATTGTCTCGCACATATAGAAACGTGTCTTTGTAGAGATTGTTTTCAAATACAATGTCGCCCACGTTCTGCAGATTGAGATACTGCAAGGGGAATTGCAGTATTGGATCAAGCACGCCGGTTTCGGAGGTGGCATAGCTGAACAGTTTGCTGCCTTCAAAGGTCGAGCTGGGATAAACTGCTAGGTTGCTGAAACTCTGTCCGTTGGCATCGTAGACATTGAACAAGGGTGCCTGCTGTATGCCAGTTTTTTGCTGGGCCTCCAGCCAATCCACCCCATCAAACCAAAAAGTCAGGCCTTCCAGGGTGTCACCGTTGAGGCACACTGTGCATTGATCCACCTGTGTGTCGCCGTCGGCGGCCAGCACCAAGTTGATGATGGGCTGGGCTATGAGCGGTGGCACAGAATCAGGCGTGACAAAATTGACCACATAGACCTTGCCCCTGACATCGGCATCTTCGTCGGCGGCAAAAATCACTCGACTGCCTTGCACCAAAGCATAACCGTCGATGGTGTAACTGGTCTGGCCTTCTACATTGCTGAAAGCATCGGTTTCTTCGCGATCAATCACATTCACAGGCCCAATACCCTGTGTGCCCATGTCGTAGATGCGGATACCAGGACGGAATTCTATGATTGGGCGTTTGGCCCGGAAATTGTTGTCCACTGTGACCGGAGTGTTGTTGTAGGCAGCAGTGGCATTGATCACATCAAGGTGGAACCATCGATTGCTCCTGGTCCAGGCATTGAGATCGGCGCTGGCTCGGTCGATGGTGAGATAGTCAAGACGATCGGGTATGGCCTGATCGTCATCGTTGTTGTTGATCACATAGGCTTCAGGCGTGACAAAATTTGTCACAGGCAAGAGCTGGATGGCTGTGCCCACACCGGCCACATAGTATTCATTTTCTTCGTAGCTGGCAGGATCACAATCTCCACGGAATTTGACTTTGAGCCCATTAGTAAAAGTCACACCATTGGGGCTGACGTAGTTGGCGCGATCCAGTATGCTGTTGATGTCCAGCACTCCGGCATCTTCGACTTCGACCAGTCGTATCTCTCCAACAATGTTGGGATCTGTGCCATCCTGATAGTAGAGCACATCTTGTATGGCTGTGAGCAAGGGCACCTGACGCAAGAAACCGGCATCATTTTTGAACCAGCTGGTGCTGGCATAGGTTTCGCCGTAGAGGATCTCAAACTTGGAAAGCTCAGGCACGCTGAGGATGCTGCTGAGCGTGATGGTGGGCACACCACTGACATCAACGATGTTGATCTGCCAGATGCCAAAGATTTCGTCAAAACTGGGACCCCAGGCTGGATCGTACTCGGCAGTGACAAACACCAATGTACGACCATTGAGGGCTGTGATGCCATCTATGCCACCATAGGCCGCGACAAATGTAGACAAGGGTTGATTGTTGACTTGGTTGTAGGTCAGTGGAGTGGCCAAATCAGCAGAACCAATGGATGGAAGATCATAGTAGAACTGCTGTGCTGTTCGCTGCGGCACATTGAAAGTCACGGTGCCAAGATCGGTGCCATTATTGGTCACACCCAGCACTGTGCGGCTGCTGATATTGGGTGTGGTTATCAGAGTACCTGATATACCGGGATCGGCCTGTATCCAGAATCCCGGTCCGGTACCAGGCACGCCGTCCACGATGGTGATCTGCCCTTGCATGTTGCTCTGTGTGCTGGCTGCATAGTATAAGGTATCGGGTGCATCCTGTGGCACCACGAACGTCACATTGCCAGTGACTGCACCATTGTTGGTCACACCCGAGCTGTAGATATCAGTGAGTCCAGTGGTGGGTGCTGTTTTGATATAGAACGGGAACACTCCATCCACACTGATGTTGAAGATATAGGTATTGCCGCGAGCCAGTGTGAGTGTGGGGTTGTTGGCAAAGTCAATCACATAGGCACTGGTGCCTGAATTTGTCACACGAAAGTTTTCTGTTTCTTTGTTGTTTTGTGCCACTTCAAAGGTGTAGCTACCACCACGAATGAGTGTGATCACTGGGTTGGTGCCTTGCACTCCAGAGAATGAGTACACGCCATTGGCACGAGTGACCACAAAATCGTCGCTGGCTGGTATTTCAGTGGCGGCCACATCCACAGCATCGGGGCCTTGAGGCAGCCAGAAATACTGGCTGAAGTTGATGAAAGTGTCCCAGTTGACGAACGGATCCCAGGTATAGAATTCACTTTCAAACAAGCGGTCAGGCCTGCTGCTTGCACCGCCCTGATAGTTGATGCTGTCTAAGAGTCCGGGGTAGGTGATCACATCTTGGATGTCGTCGGTGTCGGGCTTGAGGCTGACGATTCCGGCTTCCAGCTGGTAATTGGCCCGAGTGGCCGTGGGCTCGATCACATAATCATCGTTGGGGTTTACGCCTGGTCCCACACGTCGACCAATAAACCCTTGCGTGGTCTTGAACTGTGGTTCTTGTACCAGCTGGTCCAGGGTGGCGGCCAAAAATTGGCGATTGACATCGGTCTGGAAAATCTCAGGAAGGAATTCTACAGTTCGTACTCGTGCCATCAAATAACTCCGCTGCCAGGTGCAGTTCTTAGATTGGTGCTGGTCAGGGCATCAATCACATCAATGTTGGTTATGTCTGCAGCGTTGACAAAGATTTCGTTGGGTGCAGATCTGATCTCGTAGAGATCGCCAAAGCTCTTTTGTGGATCTAAGGGTACCAGTACCACTGAGCTGATGATGCTGCCCAGCTCGCTGTGTAGGTATCCGGCCAGTTCTGAAAAGAAAAAGGTATCACCAAAGTTCCACTTGTCAATGCTGAAGTAGGTATTCATCGCAGCTATCACTGAACTCTTGATCTCGCTCACGCTGGCCGTGCTGTTCTGTGCTCGTATCACTTTGATAGTGGCCCTGAGATTCTGCGCGGCTTTGGCACCAAACAAGGGCTTGAAGCTCACAGAATTCAACACGATGTTGTCGGAAATCATCTTGTAGTCATCAAGGCCCTGATAGGCCACTGTGAGTTCATCGATGGTGGGCTGTGTGGGCTGCGGCACTGTGCCAGTGGTGTCGCGGATCCAGTTGGTATAGGCCGTATAGTAACTCTGTGTGACCACATAGAGATCGATGATGTTGGTGGTGCCAGGATCGATCCTGCTGGTCAGGGGCGAGTTGTGTCTGTACTGGAAATACAGGGCCTGGCGTCCGGGTCGAGCGATCCAACCTGTGACCGACAACAGAGTCCGCACCCCTGTGGCATTGATGGACAGCTGATAGAACGCACCAGGATCCACAGCACCGGGATTTTGATCATAGGCATAGAAAACCTGTCCAGGTGTGTATTCGGCCTTGACCAGCTCGATGTCATCCAGGGTGGCAAACGATGAATTCACTGTGCCGGGCTCTACCAAGAGATAACGTTGCAGGTTATCAAAGTCCACGGTTTGCTGCAGAAACACCCAAGGTGATGTGGCTGAGGCTGGGTCAGGCACCGTACCAACTATCTCTTCAAAAAAGTCAGGATTGTCAGGCACACCGTCGTTGTCGCTGTCGCGATAACTGACCAGGACCTGGAAGTCATCCACATAGCCGTCGCTTTCCACGGGCTGGCCGATGATGGTCATGAAGATATCCGACGCCAGAGGCTCTGAGTTGTTGGGGCGAGTGTTCATGGCCAACACATTGATGAAATCCTTGATGACCGTGCCAGTGCGGCTGTCGTAGATCAGCTGATCATCAAAGAAAAAAAATCGAGTCTGCAGCACCGAACCAAAGTAGTAGGCCAACCCGCGGAACGTGACCACATAGTTTTGATTTTCCACCACAAACTGCACCAGCCAGCTGGCATCGAGATTGGCACCGCTGGTGTTCTCGGCGTAGGTCAGGCTGAACGGTTCGTCGGCAGCGAGATTGGTGCTGGTGATCAGATACCAGCTGCCAGTGGTGTTGTCATAGCCTATGCCAAAGTTGCGGTTGAGCTCGATCTGGTCGCCCATCTCTTGCTCAAGGCTCAGCGGCAGATCGGTCACAAACACAGGAATGATGCTGTCAACAATGGCACCAGTGGGCACAAAATTATTGATGGTCACGGGCCCAGCACCATTGGTGAGATTGCCAGCACCACCGTTGTAGCCATCACCGACGATGGCCTGCGGTGCTGCCCAGATACTGGTTTTTTCATCGGGTCTCGTGGGCACACCTGACTGCAAGCGATTGTTGCGATCAAAGTAAAAACCCGCAGGTGCTGTGAATTTGATCAGGCTACCTACCTGCACATATTGGAACACTGTGCTGCTACTGGTGCCTACCGCGATGGGTGTGCCGGCTGCGTTGCGGAAGAATCCAGTGGTTTCGTTGGCCAAAGTGGTGGTCTGTTGCCAGGTGCTGAGCGCAGTGGCTCCAGTATTCACTGTCTGACGTGGAAAATTGGCATAGTAGAACTGCTTCATGGTGGCTTCGGCCAATGCGGGCTGCACATCATTGGTGATGAAGTCAGCGATTTCGTTGCGATTTACCCAAGAAAACAATTCGGCCGGCAAGATGTTTTGTTCCCAGAGAGCACCATCCGACGAAAAGATGTTGGTGCTGGAATACTTGCCGGTGTTGTCAACTAGATCAAGATATCGGCTGGTTCCAATGGAAGCACGATTCACAGCCTTGCTTTTGATGATGCTGCTGTATTCCGTGAATGGAAACACATTGTAGTCTTCGCCGTTGACCATCCTATTCTGCGTGTAATACCGTGCTGGCGCACGCTGTTTGATTTCCTCGATGCTTTCACGAGCCTGTGCATTGGTCACTGGCTGGGTAATACCACAGTTGAATGTGATGGTTTCAAGATTACCCGAGCGGCTTACATAGCTGATGGGGATCACCACATTCTGCATCTCTTCGGGATTGATGATGTACTGCAGGCCATTGCTGGCCCTGGTGTAGCAGCGGAATGTGCCCACAGGGATTTCCGAAAACACTCCATCACCAAACACCAGGGTGATCTGGTCATTGGTACGGCTGGTGGTGGCAAAAATCGGACGCAGCTCCACCTGCTGCTCGGCTGCGGCCGTATACACCGAAGGCACAAACTGCCATTCACGGTTGATGTTGCCCACATCATCCAGCTGATAGAGCCAGCGATCATCGTTGTTGACACCTTCCACATTGATGTTTACAGTCCTGTTGCTGATGCGCTCGGCCAGATTGAAGTCGGTGTTTTGCAGCACACCTTGCTTGAAGAAAAAGAAGTAGCCGGTGTTTTCTGATTCAAATCCCAGCTGATCGTTGCGGAACAGTATGTTGAAAGACTGGTCTGGTTGCGGACTAGGCTCATAGATGTAATCGCGACCCACTGATGTGGCATTCACTGCTTCAAATGGCATGTTGACGCCGTCGATGGTGCTTTGATAAGGTACCACAGGCAGGAAGCCCGGAACTAGATTGATGCCGTACTCGTCGGTACGCACGCCCAAGATGGTCTGGCGATTACCGGGGCGACCCACACGCTGGCTGCTGACCAGGGCTGCGTTGATGATGGCCGTGAACTGCTCTTGCCAGTCAGGGTTGGTGGGATCGGCCCAGTCCACAGTGACTTGCGCGAGATTGATATTGTTGTAGTCCACCACGTTTTCTGTAGTGGTCACGGAAAACACTTTGAGGTAGCCCGAAGCAGCAATGTTGCGCTTGGGGTCGTAACTGACCAAGTTGGCCAGTCGCACCACTGAATCGCGACGTTCAGCAGTGTCTATGTAGTTTTCTCTGGTGTTGAGATCGGTACGGAAAGCCAAGCTCTGGCCCATGAAAGCAATCACGTCCAAGAGGGCGATGAATTCTGAACTTTCGATGTAGTCATTGAAAGTTTCAGGATAGTAGAGCCGGAGATAATCAATAAAGCTCTTGCGCAGAGTCTCAAAATCATAGCTCTGGAAGTCAGCTTCGCGATAGGTCTGATAGATCTGTTTCCAGTCTTCTACACCAAATATCGCTGTCTGTCTTGAAGTGGTGGCCATCTCTGTTTCCGTCCTTTGATCCTTTATTTATGGGGATCAAAAACGGCAGAGTTTTAGATGTAGCTGGCTCGGCGCTGCTGCTGGTCGAAGAAAATGCTGAGTATTTCTGCGTTGGTGGTAGGAACTATGGTGAGCTGGATCTGTATCAGTATGCCATTTTGCTGCGGAAACACCTTGATCTGGCTGATGGTCAGCCGTGGATCACCGCCGGCTACACGCTGCACTTCTTGGATGATGGCGTTTTGCGTGGGTTCGGTCTGTGGTTCAAACACAAAGTTCCAGATACGCGAGCCATAGCCGGGGCGACCCGGTAAGCTACCAGGGCGGATGTTAAAAGCATTGAGCAAGTCACGTTTGATCAGTTCAAAATCCACCAAGGTGAACTTTTTGAACTGATCCTGCGTGTTGAATCCGATGAATGTGGTCATGATCTGTATTTAATCCTAAGTCAGCTGTCGAGCCACACGTTGCACAAACGTCAGTGCCGACAACAGCCGGCTCTGAAGGGCACGCAGCAGGGCCAACACCGAATCAATGTCAGTCACACTTTCGATATCCACGGGAGTAAGAGCCTGTGCTGTGGCACGCAGACTCACGGCTTGATTTTCCAGAGATTGGGCCCGAGCGATCAGCGATTGTAGCTGCGCCTGGCGTCCAGCCACGGTGTTGAGTGTGACTTCGGTCTGCAGCACGCGATCAGTGCTGGTGCTCAGAGCATCCAATGCTTCTTGTATCTGTGCCAGTGTGGCCGTGACGATGGGACTGCTCACAGGCGAACCATAGGATATGGCGCCGATCTTTTCGTTGTTGATGATGCGTGTGGCCGCTGAATCTACGTCGGTCCGGCTTACAGTATTGGTGTAATTCTGTGCCACGATCTGGTCTTTAACCGACTGTGTGAGATTATTTTCGGCCAGATCCACGGCATAGGCACAGTCTCTGACCAACACCGGAAACTGCTGGTCCAGCGGAGCCGGCAGCACACCGCCGTTGATCCAGTTCAGCGTGGCAGCTAGATCACGTCCGGCGCAGACCACGAGGCCGGCCTGCTCTCTTGGCGCCAGCAGATCCAGACGCACTCCCACAGATTCCAACTGCACATAGCTGTCTGCCAGGAGATCCAATTGTATGGTCTGCTGTTGCACACTGTTGTTGAGCAGATCCTGTGCTGAGTTGATGTTGCCCAATCCGGTCCATACACGCGGACTTTTCAGCACATTGACCTGGCTGCTTTGCCCAGGCAAGATGTAGGTGTCTGTGGTTCCGGCCCTGACATAGCCCAATCGCTCCAGTTGCTGCACTGTGAGCGCATAGGTTCCCAGCCCTTGATTGGTGCCCAGAGACGCAGGTTGATTCCAAAATCGAGCTATCTGGGCCAGTATGGCCGTGAGATCCGGGCCTGTCAGAGCTTCGATGCTGAAAGGCACGCGATTTTGCTGAGCATAGTCGGCCACGGTGATGCCCGAAGTCACCGGTTGCTGCGACAAGATGCGGAACACCAATCGGGCCGCGGGATACTGTTGGGCCAGTACCGGATCTTGGGCCAGAGTCTGCAGCACCTGAGATTCTGCCGTGGCCAACCCTCCTGCCGCCTGTGTCACTGCTGATATGGATTGACCGGGTTGGAGATTTATCAATGCACCAACAGTCAGCTGTTGATCAAAGATACGCTGAGCCTGATCTCGGGTCAGCGTGTCTGGGCCACGGACCACGATGCGATTGCCACTGTTGGGGTCAATGAAAGTGAAGGCCGACATCAGCCGCCACCATTGGTGATGGTCACTCCGGCCGGGATGGGCGAACTGCCCGGAGGTGGTGCAGGTTCTATGCTGAATTTGACTTCGGCATCAACACCTTTGTTGTGTGCTGGATAAGGCTCATGCGTGGGCACCCGGGTACATATGGTACTGAGTCTGTTGGTCAGACCTTGCCAGCCTGCTGACTGTGAAAACTCCACGTCTGGAACCTTGACATCGGCAAAAAACAAGGGCCGACTGGTGGGCGCAGGTATGGGACCGTTGAGATCTATGGTGGTGTTGGCATACAGCAACATCTGGCCCGTGCGCCAACTGCCCACTCCGGCATTGTCCAGTGCTAAAACACCGTTGCTTTTGATTGTGATCTTGGTGTAGGCATAGAGCTGCATTTCGTTGCCGCTGACCAAATTGAGACCATTCAGACCTTCGAGATTCACATCACCGGGACTCTTGACATTCACCCGTTGACCTGCGTACATGTTGATGTTGCGATCTGCATGCAGATTGATGTCACCTTGTGTGCGCAGATTGATGCTGTTGGTGCTGTATACATCCAGTGTGCCTTGTTTGCCCAGTTCCAACCAGGTCTGCCCATTGGCATGATTGATGTAAAAGCACTCACCGTCATCGCTCATGGTTATCTGATGACCCTTGGCTGTGCGTATGCGGATGAGACGATCTTGACCGTCGATGTCGCCGTCGTCCATGACAAAGGTATGTCCACCTTCGCGGCCTATCACACGGGCCTGTCCGGGCTGTATCTGATTGGCATTCACACGCTCGCGTATTTCGTTCTGCTTGAACCCGCCCTGATAGATGGGTGCACCTGGTGTGCTGATACCAAAGCACTGGCTGGGGCTTTCGCGCTGTGCTGAACTGCCAATGGGGCCGCGTATGGGATCGCGTATGAGTCCTTGCTGGAACATGATGGCAGCTTGCACGGTGTGCAAAGGCTTGGCAAGATCATAGAACGTGGCGCTGTACTTGAATACAGAATTTTGATCGTTGATCTCTGTGACCGGCAAGCGCGGTGCCCCTGTGAAGTAGGTCACAGCAGCTTCACTTTCCACGATGGGATTGTCCACGGCACCGATGGCAGGAATCATGTGATTGGCAGTTTCTTCCTGCAACACACCTAGATAGTAGCCCTTGTCGCTTTTGTCGCCTAAAGCAAAAAAGCACAGCACTTTCACACCAATGTCGGGAGTGGTAAACCACATGCCATAGGTGTTGCGGCTGCCTGGATAGGTACCCACGCCGTCAGGAGGCTGGCTGGGCTGCGTGCTGCCATAAAACGGCGGCACATACTCCACGGTCTTCCAGGTCTGAGGATTGGTCTTGTCCGAACCAGGAAAGGCTTCGATGTACACGGCCAAGCGACCCATGCGCACAGGATCGGTGGTGCTCATAACTTCACCGATGTAGGCTCCGGGAAAACTGGGCACTCCACCGCGATCCAAACGATAGTTCTGTGGTATACCTCGGCTGCGTTGTTGATTGTCTGACATGTTGGTTCCTAGGTGGCCACGGCCATGGTCTGTGTGTTACCGGTCTGCAGCTGGATCTCACCGTTCTGCCCCAGTTTCAGCGGGGCTGATAGATCTACCACGGCCACTACCACACCGTTGCTGGTGGTGCTGGAATTCTTGGCCAGGCCTGGCGCGCTTTCACTGGGTGCCACAGCCGGGGTGGCATCAGGACGCAGGGTCACTATGTCCAACGGTGGTGGCGCTGCTGTTTGACCACCTTGGTTGGTGCCCAACTGGGCCAAGGTCAGAGCCACAGCACTGTCACGTGGATTGTTGCCTGCGGAATCCAAGGCCACGGCCGTGGTTTTGTTGTACACAGTGTTGCGTGGGTTGGGCACAGGAAAGATATAAAGTCCACCTTCGATGACCTGTTCAAAACGACCTTGTCGGAACTCACTGATCACACGGAAAGCCTGATAGATGTAGCTCTGCTGCGGTTCACGCTGACCGTTGCGCGTGGCATAGGGATCGGCCAAACCTGAATTGGGATCATAGTCAGTGGGGCGTTGCCAGGCGATTTCAAACATGGTCTGTTGCACATCAAAATTGATGGTTCCGTCGGCCAGGAATCCGTTGTAGTTGAATGCTGTGCCGCTCACGCCTGCACTGATGCTGCCTTGCTGTATCCAGGCCGGATCTCCCACGATCCTGAGCCGGGTGCTGCCCAAGGTGCTGGGGTTGTAG